TTTTAGTAACCATCTCGTAAAACGGGATACTCGAGGCTTTTTGCTCAGTCTCCTTATAACGATCTGCGTCAATCGGTTTGGCTTGCTCCCACATCTCACGCAGTTCTTTGACCATCAGACTGGAGACATATGCAACCTCATCAATCTCACGGCTCAAGATAATCTCAAGCTGGCGATATGCTAATTCAGGTTGTGTATTGGATAAGCGCACAATTACCGACTTCTTTTTAAGATTGGTATTTACCACACGGTCAATCAGGATGCGTATTGCCATTAGCGCAACTCCAAAACAGCGATCACATCTTTGCTCACGCCTGTATAATTTTTGATTGTTGTATTGGTATTCGGATTACTACCAGCACCATCGTCATACCGTGCGCCAAAGACCGCGAGAGCGGTATCCCAATCATCGACCAAAGCAGGAGAATCATACTGGATGCCTTCTGCAAACACCTCAAACACCGCATCTTTAGATTCTGCACTCCAAGAGGATGATAACTCGCTCATCATCTCACCATCCGCATAGCTTGGCGAACTACCATCCGCACCCCAACTTACATAGTTCGTTTCAGACGCGCTGCGATCTGTTGACAAGACCAACCAATAAGGTGTACTACCGCTGATACTTGCTCCTGTTGAAAATGCAAATGTCATATCGCCATAGGATGCTGATAAGGAAGATTCTGCTAGGGTTGTGGTTAAGTTTGCATGGGCTAATGTTCCCGAAGGCTCACCTGCGTTGTCTGTTTCGATACGTAAAGTGAGTGTCCCCGTAGGAGAACCAGTCTTCTTGAGCCATAAATCAACCGTCTTAACCGTCTGCGTACCTGTCACCTCAAAGGATTGCGCCAGACTCGCATTCCCATCAATCGCGGATAAGGTTTCCATCATTTCCATTTCGGCAATCGATACACGCCCGCCACCGTTATTGTTGCTCACATTAATGCGCCATCGCTGTGCAACATTCGCCGTATCTACCGCAAATGTCCGCAACTCATTACTGCCCCATGCGGTTTCTCCCGTGACAGTATCCACCGTTACCCATGAACCATTATAATACTGAAATGTCCAATCCTTCGGACTTTGTGCTACTGAGCCATCCCGCGCCCTGACCGTGTACTGACGGATAGTTTTAGTAGTCCCGAAATCATATTCTAACCATCCTGTCGAGCCTGAATTCGTGCCCCAGCGTGTTCCGTTGTTGTCATCGAAAGCATTAGCCGCCGCCCCATCCCCAGCCGTATCGGCGCTTGCTGTACCACCACTACACTGATCGGCTGTATAGCCTCCCGGTGTCTGATCGCGCAATAGAACATCACTATCCTGATTACTACTCGCATAAGATGCAATGCTTGTACCTTCGGATTCACTTGCTAGATAGACCTTTAACTCGCGCTCGCGCCCTTTTTCGTCGGTGTGATGAGCAATTGTGAGTGTTCCATCATCTGCAACCGTATCGGCTAGCATGTATTGAACAGGACGCGGTTGAATCAGAATCGCAGTTGTAGATATTGCATAACCCATCGGCGCAACAATTACCTCACTACCGCCTAATGTTGGATTTGGCTTCGTCTGCGTATATGAGCCAGCAGTGGTATGTGCCCACACGCGACCCCATGCGGTCAATGTAAAGCCGTCCACCTCACCTAAGATACGAACTGAGCCTGTGCTATTATTTGTGATGCCAGATGCTTCATTGACACAACCACGCAGAGAGCCACAGGCAATCGGGTCCGCATCAATGTCGATTTTGTACCACTCGCCATCGGATTCATTCAAATAGACAAAATCGCGCAGAGCTAAATCTTCGCCTGCTGTACCAGTGACATCAACGGGTGTTGCACCACCACCACCACTCGCTGCAAACGATGCGCCTCCACTACCATTGGCTGTGAGAACATCCCCATTCGATGCGCCTCCACTACCAATAGCGGATGCAGGCACTAAACCGCCCGTTGCTAGCAAAGCCAGTAGTTGTTCTAATTTAGTAGCAAGCGATAATTGAAGTGTTTCGTCCCCACTCGCATTTTGAATCGCTTTTGCAATCCCTGAGCCAGTAACGGTCAGTGCCTCATTGAGTGGCTTAATATGCGTATCGTTGCTACTGACTGACATTGACCCCAATTTTGAAATATCCAACAAGTCGTCTAACGGCGTGGTGACATCACTTGCATTGGCAGTTTCTGTCGGACCATCTACCAGTTGGCTTGTATCAATCGTGAGTGTTGCTTTTGCTGTAGACATATTCGCCCTCTACACAAACTTATAGAAATAATTCATCGTCACATTGGCTTCATCACCACCGTTTGTCATAATCACACGAATATCATTGTCGCCGGGCATCAAGGTAAACCATGCACGGTTCAACCATGTCAAATTATCAAATGCATCCGAACCATTCAACAGAACCTGCAATTTGCGCGGATTAATCTCCAACAAATCACCGTCGACGAGCGTACCTGTATACAAAACCTCATCAACAACAATGCCATCCTCTAATCGTTGAATTTGGATGTTCTGCGCGGTTTGACCTGTTCCGCAGGTAATCCGTATACGGGGTTGTGTCGCAACATTCCCATCGTCAACCGTGTTGATATAATCCGTCTGTGTACCAGCAACCGCGACAGGCAATGCTGTACCACCCCAACTCGCAAATCCCCACTCGAAATGACCCCACGCAGGAGCTTCCGTACCTTGCTGATACCAATGAGGGTCGCTGATCTGAAACACCACCGATGACCGCAATATGATTTCAGTGTGTTTATCTTCGCTCTGAGGCGCACTAATATCGTCAACACGCGCCAAACACCATCGGATTGTTCCATCTTCCATCGTGGCGTAGAGTTGACATTTGGATTCACGCGAAAGCTTCAGTAGATGATTAAGCTGTGCAGTCATTGCACTTAAATCGCTCCCGATCACCGACAAGATAATGTCCGCTTGCAAATTCCCGACTTCTGCGAGTGCTGGCAATATCCCTAGTTCATCAAATCCGCCATCTTTACCGATCACCTTCCGCGCTTGAGGCACAAGCAAGCCAAAGTTATCCTGTTGACGTTGAACATACGACAGAGGATACGTAATGCCCCGTGAGGTGAATTGCGTAATAGCGCGCATTAGAAAATGACCGATACCTCTGCGACTGATGTTCCACCCGTTGAATTTCGGATATGGGTCATGGTGGTAGGCGTACCCAATGCCCCGTCATCAAACCGATTCTCGAAGATAGCGAGAGCCGTTCCCCATTCGCCACAAAGGGCTTGCGTGTAATATGTCGTTTCGTCAAGTTGCACCACAACTTTACGTTGATAGGCTTTTGCATCGGCATGGTGTTCAATCGTCATCACATCGGTATCATCCATTGATGCTTTTTTGACATAGCGTAAACCTGTCGGACGGATAAATACCTCTGTTGCAGATACTGACAATCCCATATCCGATACAACGATTTGCGAACCACCTGTGCTAGCAGTTGGCTTGGTTTGCGTGTACGAGCCAGCAGTGGTATGTGCCCACACGCGACCCCATGCGGTCAAGCCTGTAAAGCCGCCAATCTTGCCTTTGAGTCGAATCGCGCCCGTAGCATCGGCACTAATCGCTACTGTGGCGCATCCGCGAATTGACCCCATAGCCACGCTTGCACTAGCATCCGAATCTTGTTTGTACCACTTGCTATCAGACGGATTGAGATAGACCATATCCCGAATGGCTAAATCTTCGCCTGCTGTACCAGTGACATCAAATGCAAGTCCAGTTTTATCTAAGCTGATCGTGAGTGTCTCATCCCCTGCACTATTTTGGGTACTTAGTGCAATAGCATCACCAGCAAGCAAGACTTCCTCAAGTGTGCCAGCATGTGTGGCAGCGCTACTGACAGCAACCAACCCCAAGCGGATATAATCACGCAACTCAGTTAGTGGTGTCCGTACTGATGCAGGAGAGCCAGCACCACCAGCGACAATTGCGCTATCGTCATGGTCAATAGATGTAATTAATGTACTCATGCTTCACCTCGTTCAAATGTGATGGCAAGTTCCAGTATTGCCTCACTACCTGTATTATTTTTAATCGTGGTTTGTGTTGTGTCGTTAGCACCTGCTCCATCATCGAGCCGTGCTAAGATTGTGGCTAAGGCACTATTCCAATCGTCAAGTAAGGTTTGCGAGTGATAGATTTCGCCTTCTTCATAAACATTAAAAATCGCATCAGCTGTCACATCGGTATGCCAAGATCCGTCATACATCTTCATTTGTCCACTAGCATACGACTCAGCGACAAACTCAATTGCCCATGTCACAAAATCCGTGTCGGATTGTGAATCAGTGGTTTCTAGTACCATCCAATAAGTTGTAGCAGTTGTCAGTGACGTCGGAACGCTGAATGTAAACGAAATCCATCCGAAGGATGAAGCCACATCTGATGCTGATACCGTGTCTGCTGTTCCATTTGATATGACTGTGCCACTTGGACTACTGCCGCTATTGGTTTGGATAGATAGCGTTAAATCGCCAGTTGGTGTCCCGAATTTGGCTAAATAAAGCGCGATGGTTCCGACTGTCGTGGTGCTTCCGATTTGGAAGGATTGCGCTAACCTTGACGATGGATCTCCACCAATATACGTCCACCCTATACCTAGAGTATCACTACCATAAATAGTCCAACTAGAACCGCCGTCCGTAGATTCACCGAAGACAAAAGCACCCGATAAAGCCTTGCCTATCCGCCAATATTTACCTGAAGCCTGTGGCGTTGTCGAATAAAGAACTAGCCACCCATCATCAACAAGAACGCCGTCTACAATGGTGATGGTACTCGTAGCGGATGCAGTAGGAGTAAATGTCCCACTTTGCAAGACTGTACCGCTAGGCTCACCCGAACTATCTGTCTGGATTTCCCATGTAAGTGTACCAACTGGAGAACCTGTGCTTGACAGAAAACTAATAGTTAACTCTGTAATATAACCTGTCCCGTTAAATTTATGTGCGAGGCGATTACTCGTACCACTGACATTCCCCACATTGGCGGTTTGGCTTTGTGGAGTTGCCGCTGGGATTATTGCCCCATCGAACCCATTTGCATCTGCCCCATTCAATGGATAATGTGATTCATGATTACTATGGCTTGTCAACGAGCTACCGACGATTATACTAATTGCCTGCACGTCAATATCACGCTCATAGGTTTCCGTATCCGCGTGATGTTCCAGCGACAATGTACCACCGTTAGCAACTGTGCCTCGTTTGCGATAGGACAATTCTTGTGGCTCAATCCACATGACGGTTGATGAAATCGCATAGCCCATCTCTGAGAGTATAATTTGTGTACCAGCAGACGACGCAAACGGCTTAGTCTGTGTATAACTCCCTGCGGTGGTTGAAGCATAGACCTTGCTCCAAGCCGTTAATGAGCTAAATCCCGATACCTCACCTAAAATCCGAACCTTGCCTGTCGCATCTGCACTAATAGCCTCTGTCGCACAACCACGCACACGCCCCATTGCGACTGACCCTGTTGCGTTTGAATCTTGCTTGTACCATTTACCATTCGCTTCATTCAGATAGACCATATCGCGGATAGACAATGATTCCCCAGCTGTCGCATCTAGGTCAATGCCGTCAATATCAGCATCAATCGTGAGTGTCTCATCCCCTGCACTATTTTGCGTGGATAGGCTAATCCCATCCCCTGCGAGCAAGACATCTTCTAATGTACCAATGTGGGTCGCATCTGCACTTACGCCAACAAGACCCAAACGGATATTATCCCGAACATCATCCAATGCCGTCTGTAGCGAACCATGCACATCGCCCTGACGAATCCGAATGCCCGATAAATCTACTGTAAGAGCTGTTTTTCCTGTACTGGTCATGGTGTATACCTACACATACTTGTTGTCAAAATAGATCGTCACATTGGCTTCATCACCACCGTTTGTCATAATCACACGAATATCATTGTCGCCCGGTTGCAATCGAATCCAATCAGGATGACCGTCAAAGCTAAAATCATCGAATGCATCTACATCGTTTTTCTTGACCGACTTTGCGCCACAATCAATCTCAACCTCATCGGTGGCAATCAGTACATCCGTGAATGTAATCTCATCCACTGTCGCACCATCAACCCTGCGCTGAATCGTGACATTTTCCGCAGTTTCGCCACCACCACACGCAATGAGGATGCGCGGTAAGACCTGCACAGTACCGCCAACCGTGACAGTAAAATCAGTAGTTGCACCACTCACTGCATTGGGAGTCACATCACCACCATAGACAAAATTACCCCATGTGAATTGCCCCCATAGTGGTTCTTCGGTGTTGTTCTCATACCAATGTGGGTCGCTCAATTGGAATGCAACACGTGCGCGGATGATATATCCACTGTGTCCGTCTTCACTCACAGGCGTAGAGATGTTATTGACACGCGCCTTAGCCCATCGGATTGTTCCATCTTCTAGTTCCATAAACAAGAAACCCTTAGAAACTCTGGACAACTTGCGCAGGTTATCTACCTTTGCCGTCATATCGGCTTCAACTTTCGCACGAAGGACAATCTGTGTCTGTAAATTCCCGATTTCGGCAGGTGCAGGGTCAGTCCCAAACTCATCAAAGCCACCATCAGAACCAACGATACGCCGTGTACGCGGTACAACATTCGCAAAATTGTCTTGCTGATCTTGCACATTTTCGATAGCGTAGGAGTCATTACCTTGTACAAAATTAATTAATCGTCTCATTTCAAGCCTCTACTTCGCAAACGATCTTTAAACTCATTCTTAAAGCCCTGCGCGGCTGCTTGCCCTTCACGCTGGCTATTGGCATTGATAATCACGTTTTCCGCAATCTTGCCATCACCCCGACCGTTGGTTTGAGGAGGTTGTGCGCCTGTCCCAATTGCTCCCACTACACCTGCCATACCACCCCCGCCCGAATCACGTAATTCATAATTGCCCTGAAGCGTATCGGAAATATTGGAGTAGAATAATCGGGCAAATAAATCATCGACGGGGCTTGTACCAAACTCTGCCTGAATTGCCTTAAACGTCGCATCATCCAAATCTTTACGCGATACTTGACCAGAGGTAAATTCATCATCCAATTGACCCTGTGCATACTGTTTTCCATCTTCAACAGTGGCGTAAAATTTTTGCAACTCAATAATGACACCTGCGATTGCTGCACCAATAGCCACAACCGGACCTACTGCTAGCATCATCTTTACACCTAAGCTCATGGCGGCAGTGCCTGCTAGTCCTAGCCACGTTGTCACGCTGGCATAGATGATTTGACCTGCTGCCATAATGCCGTTAAATACAATAGTCGCAATTCCAGTTGTTTTTAGATAAATCGCCAAAGCAAGCAAAGAGAGTGATAGCCCCTGGTGTTTTTCAATCCAATCAACAATCGCATCCTTCACCGCAATGATAGCAGTCGTAAATCCCTCCACAACGATTTTCGCGTTTTGCGCCGCCACATTGAGTACATACAGACCCATGAACGCCAGCTGTTGCGCCGCTGTCTTCGCGTCATTAAATAGTGCCACAATACCACCAGTATACCCTAGTTCGGCAGCAGCTAAAATCGCTGCAATCGCTACTGCTACTAAGACCGCAGGTGAAAAGAGTAAACCGAATGCGCCACTCAGCGCACCGACAACCACACCGAGCGACGAAATGACCGTGCCTAATATCACCAATGCCGGACCCGCAATCACCGCGATAGCCCCTAATTTGACAAAGGTCTGCGCGAGTTCGGGATTTGCTGTTACCCAAGCGGTGATGCCATTGACAACACCAATCAAATCTTGAATCATCGGTTTGAGGGTTTCGTTCATAAAGGGCGTGAGGGCTTCAATTTGCAGGGTTTGAATCGACCCCATGAGCGAATCAACCGCACCTTCGAATGTGTTCATGCGTTGCGCCGCCACATCACTGGCAGAGGCTTGACCGTCCATCGTGGTTTTCATTGCATCAATGCCATCACTAGCAAGCAAAGCGTTTAATCCGACAAGACCATATGAACCACCCAATTCCTTCATGATGCGATTGCGATCTTCGTCATTCATGCCTGATAGCGCAACACTGATTTCTTTCAACACCGTATCAAGGTCACGCATCTGACCTTCGCTGTCAAACATGGATGTTCCCAATTTTTCCCATGCTTGGTTTGTGCCTGCCGTGTCTTTGGTCATATTCAGTAATACAGAGCGTAATTGTGTTGCCGCTTCACTGCCCCGAATACCATTCCCCGCAAAGATCGAGAACAATCCTGCTGTATCTTCGAGTTCCAACCCGAAGCTCTTGGCGATACCACCAGCATCTTGTAACGCAAATCCGATTTCTGCCATGCTCGCAGGAGATGAAGCCGCCGCTCTGGACATTGCTTCAACGATACGAACCGATTCATCCGCTTCCAGATTAAACGTCGACATCACATTGGTTACGAGATCGGCAGCTAATCCCAAATCTTCACCCGAAGCCGCCGCCGCAGTCAAAACAGAGGGTAATGTTGACATTGCCTGATCGACACTCAAACCAGCCGTTAGCAGTTGCAAGAACGCATCCGCCGCTTGTTGCGAGCTAAAGACCGTATCCGCACCTAATTTCAAGGCTTGTTGACGCACATCTTCCAGCGCATCGCCTGTCAATCCTGTTCGTGCAGATATTTGAGTCATTGCAGAGTCAAAATCAGAAGCGGCTTTTAAACCCGTTGCACCGAAGATCAACAGTGGCGAAGTAAGCGTGGTCAGAGAGCTACCAATTTTTTGCAAGGATTCACCAATGGAGACACGTCCATTATCAATGTCGCGTTTGGCTTTATCCATAGCATCTGCCGCATTGGTCGTTATGATGACCTTGCCATACGCATTCCCTAAATTAAAGCCTGTTGCATTTGTGACCATGATTTATCCAAACAGATGTTCTATATGTAGCCCTAAAAAAAAGATTACTGTATCACCTTTGCCATGCTACCAAATGCCATTGCGAGAGCCTCTAAGCTGGCATATTCTTTCTCTTTAATGCCCAATGCTTCTTCGAGTGTCCACTTATAGCGACCTGTTTTATCAACTTCCTCGCGTCGCTTTTCGGCAATAAAGCCTACGGAAAACACCGCATTATCAAACTGCCACGCCGTCCACGGATTACAGATACCCCAGCCCTCACTGGGTTTCTGCTGGAACACTTTCGCCTTCTGGTACATCATCCATATGGTCATCCGATGGTTCTTGTTTCGGAAGAAAAGTTTCAAGGTCGTCGAAACCCACTCCTAACGCCCATCCAAGAACCCAGGCTCGATCACCGGGCTTAATGCGTGATACAGGAACGGTATCATCGCCCCCGTCCCAGTCTTTTTCAGCGACCACCTTTGGAGATACAAATGAAGCAATCGTTACAATATCCATCATGGCAAATACCCCCCGCAGCGTGTCAGGGTCGCTCATATCTGCCTCTGTCGCTGTAACCTTGCCACTCAGCGCCCCAACTGCACTATAGGTTGAGAAGTCAGGAATGTTCCCGTCTGTCCCTGCGCTCAAAAGTTTAAATGGGTCAGGTTGTTGCAATTTAACCGCCAAGTCTGTACCGAGCTGTGAGGGGAGCTGTACTACCTGTGTGGGGTCAAAGTCTTGAGCGGTTGCAATCCGAAATTGAGTCTCTGTCATCATCATGCCCCCTACGCGAAGAATGTGTCGAAGGCGGAAGAATTATTAGGTAGAGCCGTAATCGTCTCGTCCAAGTGAATCCACAGGCCTTGAGCATTGGTATCGCTCTTGCTCCAAAACTCAATTTCGAGTGATGGAATGATGATCTTATTCTGTTCCACTGTGAAAAATGGAATCTTTGTGAGCTTGGCACGCGCCACACCAAATCGACCACCAGCACCATTTTTTGAAACAGTGCGAAACGCCAACCCAAATTCAGGCAAATCCACGCCAAAACTGACATGAAACGCTGTTGTCTGATTAGGCGTAGTTCCTGATTCGGACTCAGATGAATTGGTCATCTGCGCCAATACAGCAAGATCGAATTCGCCTTGCTCAATCGTGATTGTCCCGTGCGTCGGAACACTAATCATGTCACGGCGACGACCTTTCGACATAAACGAATCGGTGTCCGCTTCTGTGCCTAGCTCGACCTTGTTTTCTGCGATCATTACCGATGGTGCTGCATAACCACCATCACTTTCAATTTTGGCGGCTGAAATTGCATTCACCAAATAGATAAATTGACCATAATCTGCCATGAGTTCTTCTCCTTATAGATGAAGATTCATAAATCGTACAAATTTACAAGACGCACCACCAATTTCAGGTGCATCGAATTCTTTACTGGTAAACGGGTCATGGAGATACGCCAAGTCCCGATCATCCGCAACCACATCCTTAAAATTCAGGAGTGTTTTAATTCGAGATATTGCGCTGTCAATCGTTACATACGCCACATTGGCATAAACATAAATCTCGACACTCTGCAACTCCGCCCTGACTTTCACAGGCGCAATTGTCGTTGATTCCTGAAACCGCACAATCGCAAACGGTTTTATCGTTATACCGTCCACTGCATACGGAATCTCATCCGCACCGCCACCATCAAAGCTAAAGTCCTCAGCATTAAAGACACCGCCTGTCAATAAATCAACCAGCGTAGCATCGCTAGTGAGTAGCGTTACAACTGCTTCCCGTAACTTTGCCATTAACCAAATATTCCTTTGAGCATTAAAGACACCGCCTGTAGGTGAGCCTGAATAGTGGGCCACACAATTTGATATTTGCCTGCGAAACGTACTTCGAGCCAAAGTCCGTATTCAACCCCATGCGACAGGTACAATTCCACCGTATCGTGCGAGACTTCATTGACCCAGGCGTGGAGTGTTTGCCTAGCGTTCGCACTTCTATCCGTCCAACTTGCATTCTCTTTCGCATACGCCTCAAATACTGCCTTAAAGTAGGTCGCAACCTGTACCAGCGCATATTCCACCTTATCGGCATAGGACTGCATCTGGCGCATCATATCCTCAACGCCTGTCCATTCAACCGTCATGCCAGCACCTCAGCAGTCGCTTGGATTTCGCCTGGTACAGCGATGATTTGCACAATGCGGTATTTCTGCTCATTGAGTGAAAACTTATCCCCACGTGCAATATCGGTATCTGTTACAGTCGGATGATCTTTTACACCAAAGAGTTTTGCACCCCGTGCCGATGATTTACCAGCACCTTCACCATCAATATCACGGCTCACGGTATTATCAAACTCAATCCGTACCGATTGCGCTGGCAATGACGTTGCTGTTTTCCCACGGACAAGTAGTATCACACTAGGGTTACGTTGAATACGATTCCATGCGTCTACCGCACGGTTGGTTGCGCTAATCGCCTCATTGCCTTGACCGAGCCACGCATTGATATTTACCATGATGAACCTCGCGGTTTTGTTTTGTTGTGCGGTGGGCGTTGCTTCAAGGCCACGATTTGCACTTGTGTGGCGTTATCGTCTACGATAGACCGATAATACCGAGCGGTCTTTTCTAAATTGGCAAAAATCTGATTGCGCTTTTCTTCGGATTCATTCTGCTTATAATCGGCAAATTTCACCGCGTTGTTCCGCAGCTCCTCAAACAATAGGGCAATCGTCAAATTCCAACTACCACCTGCTTCATCATAGGAATCGTTCAACTCAGCGTCGTCCCACGCCGTTTCGGATTCATCACCAATCTTGCGACGTAAGCGAGTCAATAAGGCAGTGGTCAATGTATAAGCCATTAGCCGTATACCTCCAACAAATCCAGCAATTGACGTGCTGAATGTGCCCATGTCTGGTTTTCACGTAGCCACTGGGATGATTTATGCCCGATGATTCGTGCAGGTTGTGGATTCTCATAACACCAGCGCATTTCATCCGCAATAGCTTGTACGGATGGTACTGCCCACTGTGCATTTTTGGATTTCAGCATCGACGGTTTCATTTCAAACTCATCAATCGCCAATGCCCAATGGTTAATCCCCACTGACAATCCCGACCAGTTTGTTGTAATGACAGGCAAACCCATCATCGCGGCTTCTCTTGGTGGCATTCCCCACCCTTCACCAGACGATGGAAAGACAAAGCAATCTGCCTCGCGGTACACATCTGCAACATTTTCAACATTCTCTTTCCAGACACGCACACGCGAATCGGATTCTGAAAAGGACTCTGTATGAATACCCATCAATCCATCGGTACGGGATTTGATGATAAGGCGTACATCTTCCGTCTTATCGCTAAATGCCTCAAAAAAGGCTGACCATACGAGATTCCACCCCTTTCGGATATTCCCATCCCCGATGCATAAAAACGTGTAAGGACGATCAGGAGCATCTTCAATAAGCGGAAATTCGTCGGGGTCAGTGCCACCATACACAACATGAATCGGTACAGTCACACCACCATTCTTGAAGGTCTCAGCGTTATGCTCACACAAGACAATCAGGCGTTCACATCGGGCATTAATCAACTCTGCCCAACCGTCAGGGATACCCGTATCTTCATACATGGTAAATCCCCATTGGCGACCCGCTATTGCACGGATATGCTCACCATAGATCAGTGACACCGTGATATTGTCGAAGTCTGCCCGATGCAATTGCGGTTGTATCCACGCAGGCGCATCCACTGCATTAGACAGGATTGGTGAGACCTCAATACCCAAACGGCATAACTCGCGGATGAAGTAAGACCCCATCCGTCCGTAACCTGTATATATGTTGAAGCCATCACCAAGCCAATTCAGTTTCATTAGATGTTCCTATCTTACGAGATAGTTGGATTTGCCCATGCGCCACCCGACACAAGGAAGGCGCTAACCCCATTCGTACGATCTTCACCGACGCTCACACCAAATTCAAATTCCACTTGGATACGGGCGATTGGGTATTTGTCGTTGTCCGATGCCACCTCATTAATAAAAAAGCCAAACCCGATGCTTGGACGTACACGAACCGCGATTGGGTTCATGGCGTTGTTTGAACCATAGCTCTTGTAACCAAAGGCGTAGCCTGCTGGAATGCGACTGGTTGCATACAGTCTCATCAAACCGCGTGACGATTGATACGAACCGATGTAAACGCCTGATCCCGCCATCCCGGGTGTCTCTACATCACCACGTTCAAAGAAGCGATTCGCTGTGCCACCACCTTGATCGACCACCACAATGTTGCTGGCAATCGGCTTTGAGAAGTTTGCAAGCGCGTGGTAGAGCAAGACATCTGCCATTGCCACTTTTACGTTATAGGGCCCCATGTGACCATGTTCGATCAAATGTTCCGCGATTTCTTCCAGCGTTTCCTCAGAATCTTTGGATGCGGTTCCAAGACCGATATAGTGATTGTGGTTTGTTGCGAACACCTCACCACCAACGGCTGGCGGTGCATATGTCACACTGCTGGCACTCGCATTGCAGAACGGGACATCTTTACCGTTTGTTCCGAGTGTATTGACGGTGTTGGTCAATGCACGCGTGAGGATTTTCTTCTCAAACGTGTTGCGACCCCGTTGCACGATTTGGCGAATGGATGCGCTGAGTGTTGCTTGGCGCATATCTTCAAAATAACGCCAGCTCCCCCCGATACCGTCACCATATGGTTTCAGGTCGATACTATGGGCTGTGGTTTCACCCTTGATGAGTTCTGCCAAGTCCATCTCCGTGAGTTCAGGCATTTCACCCGTTGTACCACCGGTCGGGTATTCCATCATATCTTCTTCGGTGATAAAGATCATATCACCCCAATTGTTCAGGATTTCGGCATTCACGGTATTAAACGCGGCTGCCACTGTGCTACGGAATTCACCGTAGGTAATCCCTTGACGCAACCGCCACTGTGCCAAGCGTCCTGCATCGACACCTGAGGGCAGTTGGTTATTCAATGTTGTTAATGGTCCAGATACATCTGCCATTGGATTTCTCTCTTTCTCTGTCGCGTTCCTAGATCAGATTAAACTGATGCAGGAGCAGCGATTCCCGGATTGACAAAAAATGTGTCGGTGTCTTCGCAATAACCGACGATGTATTGGAACGCGCCACTGGTTGGGGCGGTATCATCCAATTCACCTGCGGTTTTGCTGACCCAAGCATAGGTGCCTTCTGCAAGTGCGCTAAACCCGAACACGGGTCCGAATACACAGACCGAGCAATTTTCACCTGCGGCGATGCTGTTCTCACCGTAGGTATTAGGCACAGCGACGATAACGCCAACAGCGCGTGATTCTGCAACTGTGACGTCGGCATCAGCCAATTCAACTGCGCCATTGCTGTCAACATATACAACTTTACCGAGTGGTGTTGCGATAGCCGTCGCTGATGGGAACGGGCGAACTACTGAACCTTTTCCAGTATCAATGCTGATGTTCTTTGCTGTAAAAGCTAATGCGGTCATATCAAAAATCCTCCATAGACCTAGTAGATAAAACTAGATACCTAGTTTTGAACGTGCGCTGTCACCATCTTCTGCTGGTGCCCAAACGGCTGTTTTGCTGTTTTTACCACCAACAAATGCACCCGGTCCCGCAAGTGAATCCCGAACAGCTTCTGCAATGACCTCATAGCCACCATCCCAAACCGATTGTGCGACTTCCGCAACACGTTCAGGAGTTCGGTCATTACCAATCTGTGCCACAACGTGACTGGTGATACTCTGGCGCAAGGCTTCCAACTTGGCTTTCGCTTTGTCGTCAGTCACTTGCCAGTTGGTCAATTCAGCAACATGTGCAGATACGGTATTGCTAAACCGTTCCTGTGCGATTTCTTGGATTTGGGTGTGATATTCCTCGATGCGAGTTACGATATTCACATCCGCGCCAAGCATCTCACCTAGACGTGTCATGGTTTCATTGATCTCACGAACCCATTCCACGAGGTCAACATCCGCGCCAACATGTGCGCTGATTTCAGTCACGATGCGACCATACTCACGCATTTCTGCAATCGTGCTTTCTTGTGTTGTTACTTGTTGTTCCAATTCAGCCACACGCTGTACAGTTTCAGCCGTCTTAGCCTCTTTCAAGGCTTCTTGGCGAATCTTCTCACGAATGATCTGTGGAACATCGTTAATGCTTGTGATTTCTGTAGGCATTGCGCCCTCCTTACTGGTTACTTCAAATTCACTGGTTACTTCAAAGTCGCCGTCGAGTGTTAATGACGCTCTGTTGTGTGGAACAAAGTCGAGTGTTTCAAGCGTAAAATAGCGGAGTCTGCGAACCCCGTCCTCTAGCTCTTCGACACGCGCCCGACCAAAAAACGATACACCGAGTTTTCCCTTAGTCGCTTTGAGTCGTCGGATATACTCGCGCACCTTTCCCGGCGGTATGTACGCCTTGCCCCACAACACCTTACCAACACGCATCACACCTACCCAAAAGCCTGCGAGCGGAGTAGATGAGTCGTCACTGTGCGGAAAAGCTGTGTCTAAGTCGCCCTCTGGTAAATGACCCATCAGAGCCTCAACACCGCCCTGGCGCAAGGCTTCCTCAATGGTTGAGACAAGATACTCATCGTAGTCAATTCCATTCTTGGAGACGCGATCAACTTCCGATATTTGCAATGTCACAAAAAAAGGGTCATCATCACCAGCAGTCAATGCTTCGACATCAACATGAGCCAACGTTGCAATTACTGGACAGCCTTCACCGCCAAATTGCGTAATCAGTCCCGTATATTCCCTTAGTTGCTCAATCGTTAGTGTAGCCATACACACCTCTCAGAAAACAAAGTTGCATAATCCCTTTCCGGAAGGGACTAGCAACGCGCGCGTGTTGCAAAGATATAAAACTTCCATTAATATAGCACAAACGTTCTGTTAATGCAAGCTAGTGGATTTGTGCTTTGTTCTAGTTTCAGTATCCTCTACGGATTTGTGACGACTGCAATCTGTTTTAAACAGAGGTATTCTCACAGAATACTTGAGGTTTCAGTATCCTCTACGGATTTGTGACGACTGCAATCTGATAGCGACCATAGCCCATTGCAATAACATCCCCGATAGACGCTAAATCAAGGCGTGGGGTGTATTCCCTGACGTGTTCAAAGTTTAAAAGCATAAACCCTCTCAGAATGTGTATTCTGTTACATATATTCTGAGAGGGCTTTTGTTGCAGGATAGAGTGTGGTTAAGGTTGTGTGAATAATAGGTTTTCAATCGTGGCAAAGATCACATTTTTTAATAACTGGAGAATGAAACTTCTCGGTTGTGCAGGGCTTAATTGCGGTTGGGGTAATTCGTTTATGCCATGGTCCATCAATGATCGTAGATTTTGAGTAACTGTTGCAGGGTCTACTACCACGCCTACGAGCGTACACATGCAATGTGGGTGGTACGGGCTTAAATTCGCCTCATAAACTGAATACGGCTCTCGCAATCGCTCTCCACCAATCCCAATCGTCGCATGTTGAGGGCAGATCATGCAGGTTATATCCCCATTTGCAGACCGTGCCACATCAACCTGTTCGACATACGGATTAGAATATGCGGAAATATACGCCGCCTGATTCCCTGCGCGTGTAATCTCAGTCCGTGCCAGACGCATCGCATCGTAAGACGCATCCTTACCATAAGGCTTATTCGTGCGGATTTTGGCGCGATTCGGGTGCAAAAATTGTTCGACCTCTTTTGCGAGGCGTGTTGCAGATTTCCCCTCCCGAATCCCATCAGCGACCATCGCGTCTAACTGTGTCCGTGTCTTAACCGATGTGCGCCAAATGCGGTCACTCAGTATGTAACCGTTGTTGTCTACCCACGTGTGAGCAGTTTCATATTTTGCCAACGGATTCGGTCTAAAGAGCCGTAGCGCGTCAATCTCAGCATTAGACAAAGCAATCTCGAAAGCAATCTCTTTTATCGGCACATCCCGACTCTGAACAGACGACAGCCAGTTGAGTACATCCTCTGGCACGTTCTTTTGCATCCAAGCAGTATGCGCTAAGACCATGCGCCCAACGGACATGCCAATCCATTTATTGAGAATGCGCGGGAATTCTGCCAGTGGGGTAGTACCATCCTCAGCAAATGGGGAACGACCATCCATGCCCACAAAGAAGCTGGATAAAATCGCCCCTGTCTGCGCCTGTACACGGCTCAATTTATTAAGCGGTATTTTGTCCTCATGATCGGCATGAAACAGAATCACACCAGCAATCCGTTGCCCTAATTTGGTATAGGCTTTCCCGACTTCTTTACGAAACCCCACCTGGGTTGAAGCTAAGACCCGCCTATTTTTGATTTCTGAGGGCATTATGCCACCTCGTCAAGTGCATCTTCAACATCCTTATCAAACTGATCACCTTCGGTCTGCATCTGTTTGCTGGCGTTCTCGACCTCTGCCTCAACATCCTCAACGATTTTCAGATTCTTGAGGTAGGTTTCGTCGGTAATCACGCCCTTGTTGTGCGCGGATTCAGTCTTGGTAAACATCAATTGGTCATCCATCTCTGTGAGGTTCGACCATTTCAGCGAGACCGCACCGACTTTAATTTGACGATCTGTGAGTGCGCGAATCCGTAGCCAAATATCACACAATTCCAGCAAACCGCCTTTTGCTTCCATGCCTAGCTCATCATCAGAGCCTTGAGCCTCCAGAGCGAGTCGCTTCATCTGAATGTACATGTGAAATGTTTTCATTTGTTCGATGGCAGTCGCACGAGCAGACGACAATTCTAATCCCCATACTGCCTCTGGGATACGAGTATGCTCCATCACCAGAATAAACAGCGATTTGAGCGTGTTCCGCATATCTTCGGTAAAACCTGCGCCCGGTGACGCAAACTTAAAATGTGCGCCTGGCCCAAGTACCAAGCCTGTCAGCCTATCCCAGTAGATTTCGACACGTGATTGCTCCACGCCATCATCATCGGTGAATGTTTCTGTATCCGTTGCAGATAGCATTGTCAATGTTGCGTCCACATCATCCACGCCCTCAATAACTGGGATAGGATTACCCATTAATTCGGCACCGTCTACCATTTTACCAATCAGGTCATTGTATCGGCTGTATAGGTGGCGCAACGATTCGTAAATAGGTCGTCCATTGGTTTCGTTTCCGCTACGGTCATTCGCAAAATGCACGACAGGCAATTTCCCAATGAGATTCTGGAATTCAAACACCTCAGTATCTTTGCGTTCCTTAGAACTCCATTTAATGGTGATTGTTCGACCTTCGGACGTGTACACGTCCGTGACTGTCGCCTTTTCCAGCTTGGTGGTGATCGTGACCTTGACCGCCTTGCGATAATCTAGCTCATCATATTCCACTCTCACCAATTCAGGTGAAGGAATGCTCAGGCTACCATCGGGATTCACAATCACATACTGATCGCCTAGCCCGTATAGGTCAATCACCATATTAATTAAGACACCATGAATCCGCTTGAAGAATTTTTGGAGCAAGTTGTCGGTATACTCATCGGCATCCACCAAACGTGGTTCAATCGCATCGCCCATCACCCATGAAGCAAACGTTTCGGTAATCGGTTTCGCAAACAATCCAGAAAATTCAAAGCCTGCCTGTTGTCCCCGTCTGAATTTATCCCACCACGCATAATCCGTCCGCGAGGCATCTATACTCGTGCCATAGTAGCGCGTCCAGAAGCTCGTCATACTACTGATGACAGAACGCCCAATCATTTCCTTGACCTGTACGAGTTTACTTGAGGTTTCACCACCCCTGAATCTGTTGAGGATTGCCATATGCCCACCCAATACATTAAAAAAGAACAAATATTCTATATTGTAACACAATTATTGATTTTGAGAACATCTGTGCTATAATGCGATTTCTGTCCTTTTTATTGGATAGGTAGTGGATGGATTCTGAATAAAATTGTAGGACTAATTGGAGAGAGCCTGTAATGGGTTCTTTTTGTTTATCCCTGACTCTTATACAAGCCCTTCGATGTAAACTTCCGCGCAGGTTCTTTCTTAGCCACCAGCTTATTAAACGCGCCTGCGGTTGCGTCTGCTTGATCTCTATAGGTGCTATTAGGGATAGCAGTCATTTCCTCTAGCCATGCACTATTCCATGAGCCAGCAATTAAAAACACATTCCCTGCTTCGGCTTGATCTGCAAAGGGCATTAAACGGGTATCCTTGTCACCAGAGGGTCGATCTGCTTTGATGCGATTACCAGCATTATTCCTGATGGTATATTCTGCGGATTCTTTGCCACCACTACCGCCTTCTTGCTCGATATAGGCGATATATTTTGCCCCAAATTGCGCGGTATCGGATTGAATCGTCTGCTTAATAATCGTCTCTCTTGCATTGGCAGACCATTGCCCACGGACAACATCCTCAATATAGTAAGAGCCTTGAAATTCTGCGACCAATACCAAAGCCGTGTACGCACCGCCTCCCTCTGTTCCGGCTTTGTCGATGTACCGCCTCCGTTTTGCATTAGTCGGTGCTTTAGCAACAACCTTATCAAACCATTCACGTTTGAGCATATCCCCATCAGCAAGGCGTGGCGCACCTTGGTACTCATTGCCCCAAGCTCGTGGCCCAACGCTCTTTTTCTTTTCTTCAAGCCCAACGCTCGAAAACCGCTCAGGGGATAATGGCTCACCAGCTTCACGCCCTAACGGTTCAGCTTCACCAATCGGGATGCCCATCATGTCATTGTTCTTGTCGCGTTCCTCTTGAGACTCCGCAATCGCAGTGTAGCGAATAACCGTCCATTCGTCTCCTTCTTCGCTCAATAACCGCCCTGCTATGTCGTCGGGATGCCAGCGTGTCATAATGATAATGACCCACCCACCCTCCCAAAGGCGTGTCATGAGTGTACCGCGATAATACTCATAGACCGACTGGCGATAGACTTGTGAGTGCGCTTGTTTCCAACTTTTGTACGGATCATCTAGGATAATCCCACCAAACCCATGCGAGGTAATCGGGC